GTGTTATAGTGTATAGGGTCCAATTCCACATCAATCATCCCGGATCCGAGCATGGCTTTGATATACTCAACTACGGGTTGGCGGGTCTGTTCTAATGTACTCATACAGATATTTAGCCATAAATAGTAGACTATGCTAGAGACCTTTGACTTCCTACAGAACAAATATACCAAGTGGTATTTTAATATTATTTTTAATGCTCAAAATCGAGATATTTCTGGCTATACTGAAAAACATCATATTATTCCTAAAAGTTTAGGTGGTAGTAATAAGCAACCTAATCTAGTTAAATTAACTGCACGAGAGCATTTTATTTGTCACTGGCTACTTACTAAAATGGTAGTAGGCGATGCAAAAAGTAAAATGTGGAAATCACTATATATTACCCAAGTACAGGGTATCGGACAAAATCGATATAAAATAACATCACGAATGTACAATCAGATAAAACTTATGCGGTCACTTACTACAAAAAATACAAGAACTGGAAGTCAAAATTATAATTTTGGTAAGCAATGGAGTGCAGAGAAAAAAGCCAAATCAAAAGGACATAAAAAAACTCCATACCCTAGAAAACCTCATACAGAAGAATCTAAGAAAAAAATGCAGCAGTCTGCAATTGAAAGATGGACTGTTGAAGAGCGAATTAAATTTAGCGAGATTAGAAAGGCAAACATGCCTTTGTTTATATGCCCTCACTGCAATAAAACTGGAAAGGGACAATCAAATTACCTTAGATGGCACGGTGGTCGCTGTAAATTAATTGCTATCAAAGGAGAATTAAAATTCCAAGATTAAGTTTATACCGTCCCGAAAAGGGTGCGGATTTTCGTTTTATTGATCGCGTGATTAATGAAGAATTTCAGGTCGGAGGTGTGGACATTTATGTTCACAAATATATGGGTCCTGTAAACCCTGCAGACGGTGAGGCTACTCCGGGTGTTCCTACCCAGGCAAATCCTATTCCTGAACTGGGAATACAAGATATTATTCTAATGGAAAATCGTGATCGCCATTATGCACCAGACGTGTATGTAATGCGTGGCATTTATCAAATGCAAGATTTAGATTTTAATCTAAGTCAGTTTGGTATATTCCTAAACAACGATACGCTTTTTATGCATCTACACTTGCGCAACTGTGTAGATACCCTAGGCCGTAAAATTATGGCAGGTGACGTATTAGAATTACCTCACTTAAAAGATGAATATGCCCTGGATGATGCCAGCGTTGCTCTAAAAAGATTTTATGTAGTGCAAGATGTTACTCGTGCCAGTGTCGGATTTAGTCAAACTTGGTATCCACACCTGTTACGTGTTAAGTGTGTACCACTAGTAGACAGTCAGGAATACTCAGAGATTCTGGATGCGGCAAGTGGTGCTACTGATGGAAGCAGTCTACGAGATCTTATCAGTACCTACAATCAAAACATTGCAGTCAACGATGCTATCATAGCACAAGCAGAAGCCGATGCTCCACTAAGCGGATATGATACTAAACAACTATATGTAGTTCCGCAGAATCCAGACGGCACTGTGGCCATTGAAGATACTACCAATGTGGATGTAGATGCTAGTAGTGAAACTCATAGCCTAGATGCTAGTTACATTCTTAAGAGTCCTGAAAAAGATTTCTACGTTGGATACTTAACAGGTGATGGTAAACCACCAAATGGTGCTCCTTATAGTTTTGGAATTACATTCCCAACCGCTGCTATTGAAGGACAGTTTCATCTACGCACAGATTACTTCCCAAATAGATTGTTTAGATACAGCGGACATACCTGGATAATGTATGAACAAGATGTGCGTATGACATTAACCAACAAACCAAAAGACGGAGTCGCTGCTGATAATTCTGTCACAAGACAAACACAACGCACTGGCTTTATTAACAATAATACCACTGCTACTATTGCTGGACAAATAGTGCCGGAGCGACAAGCACTAAGCAAAATATTAAAACCTAGGGCAGATAATTAATGGAGTACTTCTACGATTCTCAAATAAAAAGATATCTAACGCAGTTCATGCGTGTAATGAGTAACTTTGCCTACAAGGATGCCAAGGGTAAACTTGTACAGATTCCTGTTCGCTATGGTGATATGAATCGTCAGGTAGCACAAGTGCTAAACAAGAACAGTGAAAACATAGTTCAAAGCGCACCCTTTATTGCCTGCTACATTAAGAACATGGAATTTGCTCGTGACCGCTTGCAAGATCCGACATTTGTTAGTAAAGTTAATATTCGTGAACGTGCATTTGACGAACAAGGAAATGAATATCTTAATACCCAAGGTGCAAACTATACAGTAGAACGCTTAATGCCAACGCCATATGATTTGCAATTTGTTGCAGATATTTGGTGCACCAACACAGATCAAAAATTACAAATTGTTGAACAATTATTAGTATTGTTTAACCCTAGTATAGAAATACAAAGCAGTAACAACTATCTAGACTGGACTAGTTTGAGTTTGCTTGAACTTACTTCATTTAGTTTAAGTAGCCGTCAGATTCCGCAAGGCTTAGAACAGGATATTGATATTGCTTCGTTAACTTTTAAAAGTCCTGTTTGGATCACTACTCCGGCCAAGGTTAAAAAATTAGGTATTATTACTAAGATTATTACATCAGTATTTGAAGATGCTCCAGGAACTAAAGCATCGGGTGCATACAGCAATGGCACCGAAGTTGATTATTTCTCTGGCAGAAATGCAGTAAGCGTAGGAGTAACTACATTAGGAAATCTAGGTCTACTGATTTTAGATAGCACCGCTAAGTTAATACCCGAGGGATCAGACGGTTCACGTAGCATGAATTGGATGAGTATTTTAGATGCGTATCCGGGACAGTTTACCGCAGGACTGAGTCAGATTAGATTGACAAAGCCCGATGGAAACGAAATAGTCGGATATATCAGCTTAAATCCTACAGATGACAGTATCATGGCAATCACATTTGATGAAGATACTGTTGCTATGAATACGTTGATTTCTGATGCTGTTGGACAGTTACCGCGTGGTACCGTAGATGCTATTGTTAATCCAGAAACATTTAATCCTCGCCCTTATTTGCCTAATGGCGCATTAGGATGGCCAGCAACTGATGCTCGATATTTAATATTGGAAGATGTGGCCAGCACTGCGGCAGATGGGCCAGAAGCTTGGAAAAATGAAGATGCATCGGACTTTGTTGGCCGGGCTAATGATATTATCCAATGGGATGGAGCAAAATGGAATGTTATATTCGATTCTGCTAGTGTCCAGGATCTAACTTACATAACTAATGCACGTACTGGGGTTCAGTATATGTGGGATGGAGAAAGTTGGATGAAGAGCGTTGAAGGCATTTATACAGCAGGCGATTGGCGATTAGTCCTATGACCGATGTAACCTGTGCGGGGGGAATATTCCTGGCCCGCGACACACAAAGATTCTTATTTTTACTTCGAACTCAAGGCCGCACTGCGGGCACTTGGGGACTTGCTGGTGGTAAAAAAGAACCAGAAGATTCCACTCCCTATGATGCACTACAACGTGAGATCCAAGAAGAAATAGGATTCCTTCCAAAGATTAATAAAACGGTACCGATCGAATGGTACTCAAGTAAAGACGAATTATTTTATTATAATACCTATGTGTTGATTGTGAACACCGAGTTTATTCCCAAACTCAATGAGGAACATGCTGGGTATTGTTGGGTCGGTATTGATAACTGGCCTAAACCCCTACACCAGGGTGTAAAAACTACCTTAAGCAGTCGCACAACAAAAGCAAAAATCCAAACAATCCTAGATGTTATAGGTTAACTAAAGGTTATACGCTGTTGCCCGTTTGTTGGCGATATTGGAAAGCTCATTTATCGTTCTCTTTATTATACTAGTCGTTCAAAAATCACTGATTGAACAATCCAAGAATCTGCGGGGGTTGCGTTTGACATTGAAAATCTTAAATCTAAAGTTTGTGCTCCTGCTGTTACTGTAGTAGAAGCAGGGGTAGCGTTATCCACCGCAAAAGCAGTTGCTGATGTAACCCGACTTAATAAACTTCCCGCAGTCCACATAGCTGTGGTACTAGATGCTGTCAAAGTAAATTCGCATTGCCATTGTGTGGTATTGGCGGCATTGGTAAGAACAGCTGGAGTAATTGCCGGTAATGCGACAGTCCCCCAATAAGGCCTCACTTGGGCATTTCTAGCAGTTGCCGAGTTAGCCGAAGTATATTGACCAAATGCACGGACTTTCCAAGTAGCACCTGTAGTAGCAGTTTGACTGGCTAATGTGTTACCACCAGTTGTGTATGTGACAGTGTTGGTAACTGTAATATTGGCTGTTTGCCCACCTGTTTTTGCTAGAACACCCGCTGTACCAACCGAAGTAGCTGTTAGTGATGTAAATGAG